CTACACAGAGTAGATCGTCGGCAGCGTCAGATGTGTATAAGAGACAGCGTTTATTGTTTGCTGTATAATAAATTTGTAAGGCAGAGAGAAATCTCTTATAAAAGGAAGTGAGGGCATGGAAAACGGTATGACAAACGCAGAGTTTAACGCATTGCTGGAAACGTTGGCGAAATTGGTAGAAGCAACTGCAAAAGACGCTAAAGACGCAGCGCGTATTATCCGTGAAACAAAAACTAATTAAAAAAACGGGATAGCGTATCTCTCCTCAACAGTACGCTATCCCACAGAATCCAATCAGCCGGGAGCCTTACCCCGGTTGATCTTATTTGGTTTTATTATACCGTTTTATTAGTAAAAATGCAATAAAAAATTTATCCGTCTATGAGTAATAGGCGGCTTTACTATACCTGAAAGATTTTAAGCTGGTCGAAATCGACCACTTTAAACCTGTCGAATTCGATAGGTGTAGAAATTGAATTGCATTACCCAGAATCAGGAAGGAGAGTGAGAACATGAGTAACAAAACGCAAGCCCGCCGCACAACCGCCGAGGTTGCCTTTGGCAGTCTTGACCTGACAAAATCCATTCAAAAATTTCTGTTGTCACTGTCCTACACTGATAACGAGGAGGATAAAGCGGACAGCCTGATCATCAAGCTGCAAGACCGGGGACTGGGCTGGATGTTAAAATGGCTGGACGAAGCGGTACAGGCTGCCACTGAGACAGAACCGGAAAAAAAAGAGGAACAGAAAAAAGATACGGCTTGTACAACTTATACTGTGACAGCTCGTAGCGGGTTAAACGTCCGGGACGCGCCTGGCACAAACGGGGAAAAACTGGGCACTCTATCTCAAGGCACATCTGTCACGGTGTCGGAAATAAAAAACGGTTGGGCTTCCATCACGTATGAAGGGCAAGCTGCTTATGTTTGTGCCAGTTATCTAAAACAAACTGACACGGTAGAAAATACAAATAAAGATTTTGTTACCGCCGTTGTAGGCGGAAGAACAGTACCAGCGCTGTTTACTGCCTATTATCCGAGTCCTGATCCTGTAGAGGGTGGCTTTTATGCCAAGCGGGGCGAGCGGCTTAATCCGTCCGCGCACACCTGCGCCGCGCCGGAGATCATTCCCTTTGGCACGCTGATTACCGTACAGGGTACGCAGACCAGCTTGGACGGGCAGACCTACGAGGTCAACGACCGGGGCGGCGCGATAACCATAAAAAATGGCGTGTATCATATTGACCTTTTGATGTCAACCCGAAAACAATGTAATACCTGGGGCGAAAAAGACGGCACGGCAATCATCGGCGGCACGATAACCCGAACCAGAACCAATATAGGAAACAGTGCCACCAGTGACCAGCCGGGCGGTGTCAATCAGAACGAGACACAGGAGCCGGAGATTGTAACATATTCCGGTCGGATGGCAGAGGCTTCCTCCGGTACAGCAACCGCCGCCCCTGCTAAAAGTACAACACAGCAAACACAGAGTACAACCGGTCGTGTCAGTACGCTGCGGATACAAGCCGCTATTGTACAGAAAAACTGGAAAAATGACGGCAAAGATAAGGTTCTTGATTGTGGTCAATTTGAGCTGGATTCCATTACCGCATCGGGACCGCCTGCCACTGTGACCATTCAGGCGACCGCCCTGCCCTACCGCGCCGCCGTGCGAAATGCAACGCGCTCAAAAGCGTGGGAGGGCTATAAATTATCCGGTATTGCGCATGAACTGGCTGTTGTACACGGGTTGATTTGTATGTATGAATCGGCAAACGATCCGTTTTATCAGCGTGTGGAGCAATACCAACAGACCGACCTTAATTTTTTATCTGACCTCTGCAAAAAAGCCGGTATTGCGTTAAAACTGACAAACAACATCATGATACTGTTTGACGCCGCGACTTACGAAGCGAAAGACACCATCTGTACCATCCAATGGGGAGACGGTTCCTATACCGCCTATGATTTGAAATACGATGCAGGCAACACAAAATATGATACCTGCCGGGTATCGTATACCGATCCAAATACCAAACAATGTATTGTCGGTATCGCTTACGCCGATGATTATAAAGAAGACGCGAAAGAGCTGCGACAACTGGAAATTAAAGAAAAAGTAGCGGATAAAGCGGCGGCGGTAGAGTTGGCACAAAAGCAACTGAGGCTGTATAATAAGTACGCTAAAACCGCTTCTTTTACCATGGTGGGGAATCCTGACCTTGTAGCGGGCAGCACGGTACAGTTAAAAGAGTTTGGCAGTTGGAACGGGAAATATATCATCCGACAGGCAGTTCACACGCTGGACGCAAACGGCTATACTACAAAAATTACTCTTCGCGCCGTTCTTCCTGACAGCTACAGCGTGACCGTGACCATCCGGGAGACAAAATCAGGGAGCATTAACCGGGCGGCAGCCGCTACAAATGCAGCCGCTTTTATTGCTGCTGCGGCTGGCGAAATTGGCTATCACGAGGGCTGGAATAACCGGAACAAATATGGCGCGTGGTACGGTCTGAATAACGAGCCATGGTGCGTTATATTTATCAGCTGGTGCGCGGATCAAACGGGTGCGCCGATTCCCAAATTCAGCTATGTAGGCGATGTATCCAATTACTTCAAAAGGAAAAAGCAGTATCGCAGCGCCAGTTCCGGTTACATTCCTAAAACCGGCGACTTGATGATTCAGGGAGACCGGCATATCGGTATTGTGGAATGGGCGGACGAAAACGCCGTGCATACTATCGAGGGAAACTATTCCAACAGTGTAAGCCGCGTGACGCGCTCCTACGGCGAAATTACCGGCTTCTGTACGCCATGGGGGTAAGGGAATGAACGCAGAAAATTTTTTATCCGGTATCCTCCAAAACACGGAAGCTTGTCGGCGAATATTGTCTCATATGGTGCAGTGGGGTACAGTAACAGCGGTGGATGACAACACGAAAAAAGCCCGTGTCTATTTTGAAGATACGGGCATTTCTTCTGACTGGCTGGCTGTCTTACAGCAGGCGCAAAGTGATTGGGTACCGCAAATTGACGACGCGGTTTTAGTGCTGTTCCTGCCCGTCGCTCATGCGGACGGTTTCATTCTGGGTGTGATTCCATGGACAGGAGGGAACAGCTTTGAGCGTAAAAAATTTAGCGATTGGCAGCGCACTGGCGACTGGCGCGGCAATATTAGCCGCCGCTGCGGTAAAAGAAGCGTATGGCAAAATTGGCTGTCTGGGAGAGATTCCTTTCCGGGTTTCGCATTCCGTCGTGCAGACAGTCAGCAATGCGTCTTGGGGCGGCAGTGTGCGCTATGCGACACATCAACGCCATTTGACCAACGCGCTAACTGAGTTTACCGGCATCAATCCGGACACGTTCTCCTTTGATTTTCTGCTCTGCTACGAGCTGGGCGTTGACCCGCTTGCCATGCTGAATAAACTGTGGAAATACGAGCGGGACGGTACGCCTCTATCGCTGATTCTGGGCGAAAAAGCCTACGGGAAATATCGCTGGGTGATTCAAAAGCATTCCGCGAAAATGCAGCGCTATGACAAAGATGGTAATTTAATCATGGCTGAGGTTTCGATTGAACTGTTAGAGTATTTAAGGGAATAATCGTTAAGGTGCAATTTAAAGCAGCGGCAACCTTTAATAGTGTATTCAACTGAGGTATAGCTTTTTTGCTTTCCAGTCGGGCTATTGCGGATTGCGTCAGACAAGCAGCTTTTGCCAGGTCTTTCTGTGTCATATTCTGTTTATGCCGTTGTTCAATCAGTAAATCGATAATAGTTGCGTAAGAATCAGACATCTTGTGTGTCTCCTATCGGCTGGCTGTCAATATAACAAGTGTCTGGACATAGATCAATTTTATTACCCCATACCTTGCTACTATCTATAGCAGGATCGATATCCCATGCAATACAGTGCTCTTCGTCAATATACACGCGACAAAATTTATCGATGTTGGAAATGTGTTCAAATATAGTCCCTTTTTTCAAAAGCGGACGAACATCATAAATTCTGGTTTCTCCATTATCAAAGCGAATCGATAATGTAAAATTATTATTAGGAGTTACTGCAATAATTTTTTTCCTGCCGTTTGCAAAATATTCTGCCGCTTTTAAGTCAAAGCCTTTCGCAAGATAATAATCAACTGTTTTTGTCATATTTTCCTCCTTGAGGAGCCGCTCACTTGAGCGGCTCAATGGGAAATAATTCTTGTTTTTCTCTGGCAAGTTCCCAGTTTTCACGCAACTCTTCTTGTCGAAAAGCTGCCCAACCCAAGAGCATTTTTAATTGTTTGGTTGGGATTGTGCCTTCCAGAACTTCCAGTTCTTCTATAGCAACCAAAATTTCAGCTCCACCATAAAAAGCATGAAAGTGTGGCGGCATATGGTCACGCCAATACATGCAAATTTTAATTCCTCTAAACATGCATATAGTAGGCATTTTCTCACCTCCTTTACTATAATTATATTATAGCATATTCGCTATTAAATGTCAATAGCAAATTTGATATTTTATAAAAATATTTTGCGGCTAAAAATTTTTTCAAGAATTTTTGAAAAAGGAGTTGACTTTTGAGCTACAATAATATATTATAATTATGAGCTACAGAAGTGAGGTGATTATTTGAGCCCACGTACAGGTCGACCAACTGATAACCCCAAAGGAACTCCTACGCAAATTAGACTTGATGCAAAAAGTGTGCATATTCTGAAACAATATACTGTTCAAGAAAATGTAACTAGAGCGGAAGCAATCCGACGTGGAATATACAAGTTGGAAGACGACATAAAAAAATAAAGTAACCGGAACCAGTCTCGCAAACTCTCCCGATTACTTTATCCACAAACACCCCGAAGGTCTTTGATAAATTTATTCTATCATACCTCCGGGGAAAACTCAAGGAGGATTTTTAGAATATGAATGAGAAAATTCAAATCCAATATACTGCGTCTGATGTGCGCCAGGACTTAATGCGTATGCTGTCGGAACTTTCCGATGAAGCGTTGAAATACGTCTGGCTGCCTGTTCTGGGCGCCTATCTGTACACTGACCAGCGCGATCCAGACGTGCTTTCTGATGAAGATTTCAACCGCTTTTGCCTGATTGCTGCAGGAATAAACCGTCCCTACGAAACTGTGCAAAAACTGGTTAATTGGGATACTTACTATTTCCGTCGAGAAATGCAGAAAGCTGGTGAGCAGTCATGAGCCAACTGATTCCCATTGAGCGCGAAGGCGTGCGTGTACTGCTAACCAGCCAACTTGCCGAAGCGTATGAGACAACACCCGAAATTATTTCCAACAATTTTAATCGCAATAAAACGCGGTATACAGAAAGCAAACACTATTTTTTGCTGGAAGGCGAAGCGTTAAAAGAGTTCAAAGCAACTGTTCATCAAATTGATGATCAGTTCAAACACACTCCAAAAGTCTATCTCTGGACAGAAAAAGGCGCGTTGCTCCACGCGAAAAGCCTTAATACTGATAAGGCGTGGGAAGTCTACGACCATCTTGTAGAAACCTATTTCCGGATGCAGCAGGTTGCCGCCGATTCTTCTCAACTACAGGTTTTAATGAATCTGAAGCTGGAACAGCAGCGTCAAGCCGCCGCCTTGCAGGCGATTGAACAGAAACTAGACCGTATGCAAACGCTGCCGCCCGCTCCGGATCTGTGGAACTGGCGCGAAGATTGCGAACGTATGGTAGAACGTATCGCGCAGGTGCGCAATGTTTCCTGCCAGATTGTGCAATGGGAATGCTTCTGTCTCGTAGATTTTCGCTGTCATGTGCGGCTTGCGGTGCGTCTGCGCCATGAACAGATTCGTATCATGCGGCAACGGAATTTGTCTGACCCGCTTTTATCGGAAATCACCGAATTAGATATAATCGCGGACGATATCCGTTTAATTAAAGGTTATGTGGAGATTGTTCACGAAATGGCTGTGAAATACGGCGCCGCTTAACTAAATATTATGACCGTCCCCTTTCGGGGACGGTTTTACTATGCCGGAAAGGAGGGATCCCCAACGACACAGGACATTACCCGTTTAAACCGGGTTATCTCGAAAGCCTTGCAGGGCTTAAAGCCGCCCGATGCACTGACCGTCACAGAATGGGCGGAAAAATACCGCTATCTGTCCAGCGAGGACAGCGCGGAGCCGGGACGATGGCGTACCGACCGCACGCCTTATTTACGGGAAATTATGGACTGTTTTACCGATCCCACTGTCCGGCATATCGTGTTTGTCGCTTCGTCTCAAGTCGGAAAATCCACGCTCATCAATAATTTAATTGGCTATATTATTGACGAAGATCCCTCCAGTATTCTGTTTGTCCAGCCGACCACGATTGACGCACGGGAATATTCCAAACTGCGTATCGCGCCCATGTTGCGGGACTGCCCTACGCTGCGTCAAAAAGTATCAGGTAAAAGCAGAGACAGCGGGAACACGATTCTGCAAAAGTCTTATCCGGGCGGCGTTTTGACGCTGTGCGGTTCCAGTGAAGCGCATTCTCTTTCCTCCAAGCCCATCCGTTATATATTCGGAGATGAACGCGACCGCTGGGCGCTGTCCGCCGGAACAGAGGGCGACCCATGGGAACTGGCAAGAGCGCGACAGACAACTTTCTATAATGCGAAAGCGGTAGAGGTTTCAACTCCTACGATTCGCGGCGTGAGCGTCATTGAAAAATCCTACGAACAGGGTACGCGGGAACACTGGAAAACACAATGTCCACACTGCGGGAATTTTCATGAAATCAATTTTAATGATATTCGTGCTGACCGCTCGGAAAAAGAACTGCATGGTAAGAAAATCTATACCGTGAAAGAAGTCTGGTACGTTTGCCCGGAATGCGCCTATATTTCTACGGAAGCCGAAATGAAACGCCAACCGGCGCGTTGGGAAGCGGAAAACCCGGAAATCAGGGAAACCCGCTCTTTCTGGCTGAATGCGTTTGCCTCGCCGTGGGCGCACTGGCAGGAAATCATGCAGCGCTATTTTAACGCGCTGGGAAATCCTAATAAATTACAGGTTGTTTATAATACCTGTTTTGGCTGGCTCTGGGAAGAGCGCGGCGATCTGGCGAATGAAGAAACATTGCTGGAGCGTCGGGAAGACTACGGCGTGCGGGAAGATGGCACGCCCATCGAATTGCCGGAGGGTGTGCTGGCGTTGACCTGTGGGGTGGATACGCAAAATAACCGGCTGGAGTACGAAGTTGTCGGACATGGTTTCTGGGGTGAAACCTGGGGCATTAAAAAAGGGGTTATCATGGGCAGACCAGATGATGCGGCGACATGGGAGGCGTTAGACGACGTGACAGATCATGTATATCGTTTTAGAAGCGGCATAGGGATACGGGTTGACCAGACATTTGTAGATGAAGGCGGTATGTTGACAGGAGCCGTGCGTTTTTTCTGCAAGGCACGGGAAAGAAAAAAAGTATTCTGTATCAAGGGACGGGCAGGCGGCGATATTCCCTATACGGAACCGCCCAAATCACGGAAAATTATTTTGCAGAATCGCCATATTGGAAGTTGTTACGGGTATACGTTAGGCGTGGATGCGGGGAAACGCCTGATAATGGAAAATTTGAAAGTGGAAAGTCCTGGTCCGCATTACTGTCATTTTCCCATCCGGGATGATTACGGTTCCGCCTATTTCCATGGTCTGCTGTCTGAGCGGCTCTGTTATGATAAAACGAAAAAAGCAAATCCGTGGAAATGGAAATCCCTCCCCGGACATGAACGCAATGAACCGCTGGACTGCCGTAACTATGCACTGGCAGCGTTCGAGGCATTAAGTCTGGATTTGGAAGCGCGGCGAAAACGACTTTACAATCTGGAACTACAATGGAAAAATACATTGCAAACCAGAGAAAAACCGTCTTTGCCCATGCCCGTTTCACTATCAAAAACACGTGTTCTCCCACCATCCAGACAAACCGAAAATTACAGGAGCAGCCGTGTCTTTGACAGTTGGTAGGAGAGAATATAAATGCAGTATACACTTGATCTGGACTCGCCCTTTCACTGGAAATTAAACCACGAAAATTATGTAGAAGAAGTTTTGCAGAATGTACAACTGTTATGTGCCACGCGAAAGGGCAGTGTCTCGCACTATCGGGATTTTGGGCTGTCCTGGGAATGGCTGGATAAACCCGCTGCCGTGGCGCAGGCAATGCTGCACGCTGAATTACAGGATGCGCTGGCGCAATACGAACCCCGCGCCGAAATCGACAGTATTACTTTTGCAGGTGATACCAGTCAGCCGGAAACGCTGAAAATACTATTACAACTGGAAATCTCAGAGGAATCGGGGGGACGTGCATGAGTCGGACGGCGGACTATCATTTTATCGACAGTGATACACAAAATCTGGAAACGCAACTGGTCTCACTCTATGAATCCATTACCGGTACGAGCGTACAGCCCGCCAGCCCGGAAAAAATGTTCATTCAGTGGGTGTCCTCCATTGTTCTGTTACAGCGTATTTTAATTAACTATACCGGCAACCAGAATCTCCCCAGCCGCGCCGAAGGAAAAAATCTGGACGCTATCGGACAGCAGTTGTATTTAACGGAGTGTCCACGGGCAACGGCGGCGGTATCGACTGAACGCTTTACCATCACGCGGGGGCAGCCTTCCGCTATTTTAATCCCGGAGGGGACGCGGGTATCGGATGCGGGGGATGTACTGATTTGGGAGACCACGCAGGACGCGGAAATCCCGGCAGGAGAGTTGTTTGTGGATATACCTATACGGTGTCAGACTACCGGACTGGTCGGAAACGGTTATCTGCCCGGTCAGATTAACAGGCTTGTAGATGTGTTTCCCTGGTACGATCATTGCGAAAATATCAGTATCAGCGATGGTGGCGCGAATGAAGCGACTGACAGCGAATATTATGAACTTCTACGCAGCAGCGTGGACAAATACAGTTGCGCAGGCGCAAAGGGCAGTTACATCTATTTCGCAAAACAGGCTTCGGTGGAAATTGGCGATGTAGTAGCAAACTCGCACGCGCCGGGATATGTCGACCTGTACATCCTGACAAAAGACGGTACGGCGGCGACCGAAGAACTGAAAAACGCTGTACTATCTGCCTGTAATCCTGACCATGTTCGGGCATTTACCGATTGTGTGGCAGTGCATGACCCGGAATTTGTATCTTATGATATTGACTTGATTTATTATTTGCCGGATACCGGAAATGCCGCCGAGATTCAGAAGAACGTTACCGATGCGATACAAAGTTATATTGTATGGCAATGCGGCAAAATCGGGCGTGATATCAACCCGTCCGAGTTGATTTATCGTATCCAGAAAGCAGGTGCAAAGCGTGTCGTGATACATTCTCCCGCATTTGTCGTACTGCGGGACGGAAATGCAGACAACAAGATACCGCAGGTGGCAGTATTACGGGAGTTCCATGTGATAAACGGAGGGCTGGAGCATGAATAAAACCGACTTTCTGCGGGCTTTGCCAGAACCGTTACGAGCCGATCCGCAAACCGCCGCGCTGGCGCAGGTTGTCGCACAGGCGCTTGACCAGTGTGCGCAGGAACCGGAAGCCGCGTTAATTTATTCCCGTATCGAAAACCTGCCGGAAGAATTATTGGATATTCTCGCCTACGATTTTAAAATCGACTGGTATGATTCACAATATACGCTGGAAGAAAAGCGGCGCACTGTCCGGGACAGTTGGCGCGTGCGTCGTTTTCTGGGTACAAAATATGCTGTACAGACTGCGCTTTCCGCAATTTATCCGGGGGCGGAAGTTCTGGAATGGTTTCAATATGATGGCGAACCGTATCATTTTCGGGTGAACGTAAAAATTGTGGAAGAAGAATATAAAGCCACGAAACATAAACGGGTATTGGAACGGATTCAGTGGTATAAAAATTTACGTTCCTGGCTGGATCGTATTCGTTATGAAATGCCGTTAATTATTTTTATGGAACAGCCCGGCAAATTGATTTTTCAAAACTTTCATGTAAAAGTATTCGTGAATTACTGGGGGTGTTACTGTTTTAATGGGACGTGTTACTTTGATGGAAGTACTGACTTTAATCAAAAACTGAATCAGAACCGGGATGGGAGATATATTTTTAACGGTATACACCGTTTTGATGGGAATATTGATTTTAATTCCGGACGCGGCGGCTTGCATTTTATCAATATGCATATTCACACAAAGACAGATTTACAGCACAGGCTTTCTCTGTCGCTGCTGAAAATACAAAAAGTATGTATGATAAATCAGGAACGTGTGCCGCTTTGCTTTCACGTTAAAACATTCGTGAATTACTGGGGGTATTTTTTTAATGGTATCCGTCGTCTGGATGGCAGTATTGATTTTAATCAAAAAAACAGAGGCTTGCACTTTATCAATATTCATATCTGCACAAAAGTATTGCCGCTGCTGTCTGAGAAACTGATGCAGAAACTGTATTCTGTACGGTATTTTTTTCAAAATCATAATGCGATGGGCAATGCCGCTTTGACTGTTATAAAACCGAATCGATGCGATGGCAGGGAATTTTTTAATGGTACTCTGATATTTAACGGTAAAGCTGAACCAAAAACAGAAAGTATTTAATATGGGAGGTTTTTTATTATGGCAGGTAATGTGTACTCTATTATAACAGAATTTCGCCGAAAAAGTTTATGCGAAATCACCAGCGGAAAAATAACCGGTATTGCGCCAATTACAGAGATTGCGTTTGGCAGCGGCGGCTGTAATGAAGATGGTTCTGTTAAAATTCCCGATGCAAAACAGACTGCACTCCATCATGAAATCGGACGCTTTCAAACCGATCCGCCAACTTATCCGGAAGATGCAACAGCACGGTATACGGTAACAATACCCGGCAATCAATTAGTGGGTGTGTCTATCAGTGAAGCGGCATTAGTTGATGCAGACGGCAATCTGTGCGCAATTCGTAATATGCTCCCCAAGGGAAAAGATGAAGAAGTGGAATTTACCTTTACTTTCGACGATGAATTTTAAGGAGCGGTTATTGGATGAATGAATTAGTTTATTCTTTTACAGAGAATCCTTCTTATCATGAGAAAATCAGAAAAATACAAAATACCGATCCGGTCAATGCGGAAACGATTGTAAATCCTCTGATTGAGAAAATGCTTGAAAACACACATTTTGTAAAGCAGCAATTAAACGGATTGGAAATTCGTTTTATGAAGGCAGTCGGTTTAAAGGAAATTCCGTTTACAATTCAGCCGCAGGCATGGCAAAAAACCAATACCGGACGGTACCCGTATACCGCCAGTATCGTTTTATCGGACGTGCTGGAAACCCATCTGCCCGCTGTGTTTTTTGACGGCGACAGTCTGGAAACCGCTTTTACAAACGGCATTTCTCCACAGGTACAGACGCAGGACGGGGGACTCTGTTTTTCCTCTCAGCGTGCGCCAACTATAGCAATTAGTGGAGTTTGTCGTCTCTGGACTCCCGGCATTGGCGGCTTTACAGCATTGCCAGCCGCTACCGTGGATAGAATCGGCGGCATTAAAGCGAGCGACAGTATTCAAATTGACGCGGACGGTACGGCGCACGCGATAACACAGCTTACGGAAAATAATTTTGCGTCTAACGAAGATATCAACGCCATGTTAAACGACGTTTACGGGCAGTAACAGCCCTGAACAATGATATATTTTTATTTTAAAGGAGTTTTTTATGATGTCTACCAACACCAAAGCAATCAAACTGGAACAACTGCAAACACTGGCAGCCAGAAGCAAAGCCGAAGCGGATAAACTTTCTGAACAGCTCGCAACGTACAGCATTATCAAACAGGAAACAGCGGACACCGGTTTTATCGCTACGTATCAGCTCACCAAAAACGGCGCAGCGGTGGGCGAAAAAATCAACATCCCGAAAGATTTTCTTGTCAAAGCGGTAACGCTCAAAGACGTCGAGACCGCCGACCAGCCCTATACCGGCGCGAAAGTCGGAGAAAAATACATTGATTTTATCGTGAACGCGAAGGATGACAGCGCAGAGGAAAGCCATCTTTATCTTTCAGTAAAAGACCTCGTGAATGTCTATACCGGCGGTAACGGCATTACGGTTACAGATTCCAGCATTGCACTCAAGGTGAACAACGCCAACGCGAACGGTCTGACCGTGGATGAAAACGGTCTTGCGCTTTCCGCCGCTACCTCCACGACAGCGGGGGCGATGTCCGCTCAGGATAAGGCAAAGCTGGACTCCATTCAGTTCGCGACTGATGAAGAAGTCAGTGCGATGCTGGACAGCGTATTCGGCTCATGAGAAAAATCATAAACGGGCGGGGAGTTTTTCCCCGCTTTTTTCTGGAAAGAAGGTTTACAGCATGCCGATTCAACCGGAACTGTCTCAACTGAGAACGTCCGTCCTCCAAAGTAAAAAATATACGGCGGAGAAAAGCGCGGAACTGGCGCAGGCTGTTACAGACGCCTTACAGGAACAAACAGCACAGTCATTCAGTCAGTCGCTTGACGTTTCGGACTGGTAGCAGGACGGCGGCAGTTATCCGTATTATCAGGATATCGCGCTGGAAAACATTACAGCCAACGACAGGGCGGATATCGTTATTTTACCGAACAGCATACCCGCCGCGCAGGCGTGTACGTTCTGTTCTGTCACCGAAACGTTCAACGGAAAAGTGCGCGTTCGAGCCGCGTGCCTTCCCGCCAAAACAATCAATCTTATCATCTGGATTTAAAGGAGCTGATAAAGTATGGCATATGGTTCTGTCAATGTGCCGGGCATTTCCGCGTCGGATTTGCAGGCGCATACCAATGATAAAACTAACCCGCACGCCGTCGCAAAAGAACAAATAGGTTTGGGAAACGTCGACAATACCGCGGACGCGGATAAACCGATTTCAAACGCGACGCAGAGCGCGTTAAACGGGAAAGCGAACGTTTTCCATACGCACGC